CAAACTAACACTGTTGTAGGAAGTGCAGCTTCAACTTATACTCAATTTATCACATCAACTGATACTATTGATTGTACAATCGCAGGTGCTGCTCCAGCTACAGGTAGACTCAGAGTTTATGCTACTGTTATTGATTTAGCAGGTCATGGCTTAGATGATAAGCCTGATGAGGTCGATAGAGACCAATTAGCTTAACTTTTTCTAGGGGAGCAGGGCAACTTGCTCTCCTACACTTTTAGGAATTATACATGGCAGAGAGTTACTTAACATTAACTAATAGAGTTTTAGCAAGATTAAACGAAGTACAATTAACTTCAAGTAACTTTTCTAGTGCTAGAGGGATTCAAGTGCAAGTAAAAAATGCAGTTAATGAATCTGTTAGGTATATTAATCAAAAAGAATTTCAATATCCTTTTAATCACTCTACAAAAACAGAAACACTTGTTCCGGGAACAGTAAGATATACAATACCTACAACTGCAAAGACAGTTGATTATAACACATTTAGAATAGTTAAAGATTCAGATTTAGGTTCAAGTGGGGGTAGATTATATGTTCTTAATTATAATGATTATATAAATAGCTATATTACACAAGAAGATGAAATAACAACTACTACACTTGATGGTTCATTAACAGATTCAGCTACAACTGTAACAGTAGCAAGTACAACAGGTTTTGATTCTTCAGGAACTATATTTATAGAAAATGAACAAATAACCTATACAGGAACAACTTCTACAACATTTACAGGTGCAACAAGAGGAGCTAATGACACCACTGCTTCTGCACATGATAGTGCTACACAAGTAGCACAGTTTGAACAAGGTGGTGTTCCACAGTATGTTTCAAGAACACCTGATAATAACTTTTTATTATATCCTTTTCCAACAAAAGGTTTTACTTTAAAGTATGACTTTTTCTCTTTTCCAACAGATATGTCTGCTCATGGTGATACAACAACTATACCTGATAGATTTGCTGCAGTTATTATTGATGGAGCTACTGCTTTTGTTTATCAATACAGAGGCGAAACAAATCAATACCAATTAAACTTTGCTAGATTTGAACAAGGTATAAAAAATATGCAGACATTATTAGTAAATAGATTTGAATATGTGAGGTCAACTTTTATACCTAAAATAGGATACACTAGCACAGCAGATTTAAGCATAAGGATTTAGTTAAATGCCTGATTCTTCGCAAGTACAACCTTTTGCATTTTCATGTCAAGGAGGATTAGTTTTAAATCAGCCAACATTTAATATGCAACCCGGACAGGCACTAGAACTAGAAAATTTTGAGCCTGATATTAATGGTGGCTACAGAAGAATAGATGGGTTTCAAAGATTTGTAAGACAGATTGTACCTCAAACATCTTCATCAAGTGAAGAAGTTTTGATGGTAGTAAATTTTGCAAATAAAATAATTGCAGCTAGAGGGCAGAAAATATTTAGCTCTGCTTCAACTGAACTAGCTACAGCTATTGCATCAGATACAACTATGTCAGGTTCAGGAACTATAACAGTTGATAGTACAACAGGGTTTAGTTCAAGTGGCACAGTTCAAATTGATTCTGAGAAATTTACTTATACAGGGGTAACATCAACAACTTTTACAGGTGTAACAAGAGCAACAAATTCTACAAGTGCCGCTGCACATTCCGTAGATGTAGTTGTATCTGAAGATTGGACTGAAAGAGACACAGGTAGAAGTAGTGCATCAAGATATAATTTTGAACGATTTAACTTTGATGGTAACGATAAATTAGTTGTTGTTGATGGAGATAATGCTCCAACATTTTTTAACTCTGCCATGTCTGCAACAGATATTACTTCAGCAGGTAGTGGTGAGGTAAGTACAGCAGTCACAGGTGCTAAATTTGTAGCTGCTTTTAAAGACCATATGTTTTATGCAGGTATGTCAAGCACACCACAAGAAATAGTATTTAGTGTGCCTTTTGATGAAGATAACTTTGCAACAGGTAGTGGTGCAGGTAGTATTAAGGTTGATGATACTATCACAGGACTAAAAGTTTTCCGTGATAACTTATTTATATTTTGTGAAAATAGAATATTTAAGTTAGGGGGTACAAGTAGTTCTAATTTTGCAATAACACCTGTTACTAGAAATATAGGTTGTATTGAACCTTTTGGAAGCACAATACAGGAATTTGCAGGTGACTTAATATTCTTAGGACCTGATGGATTACGTACTGTTGCAGGTACTGCAAGAATTGGTGACGTTGAGATTGGTACAATTAGTAAAAGTATACAATCCTTAATTGATGATAATATTCAAAATGCTGATTTATTTAACTCAATAGTCATACCAGATAAAACACAATATAGATTATTTTTTAATAAAACAACTTTAACAGAAGAAAATACTATTGGTGTCATATGTGTTTTAAAAGGACAACAGTTTGAGTTTTCTAAATTAAAAGGTATAAAACCATCATCTACAGATAGTGTGGTTATAAAAGGGGATGTGATAGTTACGCATGGTGGTTTTGATGGATATGTATATAGACAAGAAAAGGGTAATGATTTTGATGGCACTGCTATAAATGGTAAATATAGAAGTCCTGATTTAACATTTGGAGACCCCGGAATACGTAAGCATATGCAAAGAGTTATATTAAACTATGCACCTGAAGCAGCTATAAACGCTGATTTATTTTTAAGATATGATTATGAAAGTGCAGATGGTGCAAGACCAAGTGCATATCCTTTTGACTCAACAAAAGTTGCAGCAGTTTATGGCACAGCGACATATGGAACAGCTACATATGGTGGTGCTACACAACCATTAGTAAGACAAGCTGTGGAAGGTTCAGGATTTGCATTAGCACTTAGAGTTAATGACAGTGGAACGACTGCACCATATTCATTAAAAGGATTTGGATTAGAATATCAAGTGGGAGCAAGAAGATAAATGGGAGCTACATTTACAAGACAGTCTACCTATACTGATGGTGATGTAATACAAGCATCAGATACTAACAATGAGTTTGACCAATTAGTAAATGCTTTTGCAGCTAGTACAGGACATACTCACGATGGTACTACAGGAGAAGGTGGTCCTATAACTAAACTGTTAGGTAATACACTAACATTTGGTACAGGAGCAGACACAGACATAGCTATTACATTTGATGGCAACACATCTGATGGTGTTCTCAAATGGATGGAAGATGAGGATTATTTTGAATTTAGTGATGACATACTTATTGCTTCTTCAGAGAAGCTACAGTTCAGAGATACAGCTATACACATCAGTTCAAGTACAGATGGACAATTAGATTTAGTAGCAGATGGTGCAGTTCTTGTAGATACTGCAGGTGATATAACTTTAGATGCAGATGGTGGAGATGTTGTACTTAAAGATGGTGGAACACAGTTTGCTTCTCTCACAAATACTAGTGGTAACTTAATAATTAAATCAGGCAGTACGACTGCCATGACATTTGATGGTGCTAACGTAACTTTTGCAGGAACAGTCACAATAGGTTCTGCAGGTATATCCGAAGCAGAACTAGAAATACTAGATGGTGCTACAGTTACCACAGACGAACTAAACATATTAGATGGAGTAACATCAACTACTGCAGAGCTTAATATTGTAGATGGTGGCACTAGTGCGACATCAACCACAGTAGCAGATGCAGATAGAGTTGTACTAAATGACAACGGAACAATGGTTCAGGTTGCAGTTACAGACTTAGACACATATTTTTCTGCTACATCAAAAACACTTACAAATAAAACATTAACAACTCCTGTAATTACAGAGATAGATTCAGGCTCTACTATAACACTAGACGCTACTACAGACATTGTTTTAGACGCAGATGGTGGTGATATCTTTTTTAAGGATGGTGGCACAACATTCGGTAGTGCAACAAATAGTAGTGGCAACTTAATAATTAAATCAGGAACAACAACTGCTCTTACTTTTTCAGGAGCTAATGCAACTATAGCAGGTGACTTAACAATCTCAGGTGATGACTTGACTATGGGTACTAATACTAGTGGTCATATCATGGTTGCAGATGGAACTAACTTTAATCCTGTAGCAGTATCAGGTGATGCTACAATATCATCTTCAGGTGCAGTAACGATTGCTGACGATGCAGTAGAAACTGCAATGTTAAATGCAAATGTTATTACAGGACAAACAGAAATTTCATCCTCTGATGTTGATATTACAAACGATGATGTTCTCATTCACGATAACAGTGCTAGTGCTTTAAGAAAAGTATCTGTTACTAATCTTATATCTAGTGCAGGTGGTTTGACAGAAGTTTTAGCAGACACATCACCTCAACTAGGTGGTAACTTAGATACTAACTCACATAACATACTTATTGACGATGCACACTTTATTGCAGACGAAAATGGTAATGAGCAGATAATATTCCAAACAACTGCTTCTGCAGTTAATCAGTTTGATATAACAAACGCTGCAACAGGTAATGCACCTGAATTATCTGCAACAGGTGGTGATACAAATATTAGCTTGAAGATAACACCAAAAGGTTCAGGACAAGTTGTGCTTGATGGTAACGTAGGTGTTGAGTCAGGTGTTATAGATTTAAAAAACTCAGGTTCTCAGTCTTATATTAGATTTTATTGTGAGTCTGCTAATGCACACTATGCACAATTACAAGCACCTGCACATTCTGCTTTTTCAGGTAATACTACATTAACTTTACCTGCCACTACAGATACATTACTTGGTAGAGCAACAACAGACACGTTAACAAATAAAACACTAACATCTCCAAAGATAAACGAAGATGTAGCAGTAACTGCAACTGCAACAGAAATAAATCTACTAGATGGAGTAACATCTACAACTGCAGAACTTAACATCTTAGATGGTGTAACTGCAACAACAACAGAGCTTAACATCATGGATGGTGATACGTCTGCTTCTTCTACGACATTAGTAGATGCAGACAGAGTTGTTACAAACGATAATGGTACAATGAAACAAGTAGCATTGACAGATGTAAAAACATATTTATCTAGTGCAGGTTTTACAACAGATGACCCAACTGCATTAGCGATTGCCCTCGGTTAATTTTTCTTGACAAATTAGGCAAAACCGAGTATAATTATAAGGAAATAAAAAAATGGCAAATACATTTAAATTAAAGAACAACGCAGTGATGCCAAGTAGTGCAGGTACTCCTGATACTCTTTATACTGTGCCTAGTAGTACAACTACTGTGGTTATAGGATTAACACTTGCAAATGTTCACACTGCACAAGTTACAGCTTCAGTCACAGTAATAGACAGTAGTAACTCTAATGAAACTTCACACGTAATAAAAGATGCACCAATACCTGTTGGTAGTAGTATAGAAATCATGTCAGGCAACAAGATAATTTTAGAAGCATCAGATATAATAAAAGTAGATTGTTCTGTAGCAGATAAAGTTAGTGCTACACTAAGTATCATGGAGATAACATAAGATGCCATATATAGGAAAAAAACCTGCCGATATAATAGCAACTGCTGTTGATACAACTACAGGCACATTCAGTGGTGCAGTAAGTGCGTCATCTGTAGATGCCGATGGTGGTGTTACAGTAGATAACATTACAATAGATGGTACAGAAATTGATTTATCTAGTGGTAACTTAACATTAGATATAGATGGTCAGCTAGTAATTAACTCTGATTCTGGTCAAATTGTTTTACAAGATGATACAGTGAATTGGGGTAATCTTCAAAATTCATCAGGTGATTTTGTTATAGAGTCATTAGGTACAGATAAAGACATTATATTTAAAGGTTTAGATGGTACTTCTGCTATAGAAGCTATGAGAATTGATATGTCAGAGGGTGGTAATGTTGGTATTGGCACAACAAGTCCAGATGGAACTTTACACGTTCATTCTGCTTCAGCAGGAAGTGTTACAGCTTTGACAGATGCTGATGATTTTGTGGTTGAAAATAGTGGTCATGGAGGGATTAGTATTTTAACACCTGACGCAAATAGGTCAGCAATATTTTTAGGTCATGCTTCTGATAGTCTAAAATTGCAAATTAGACATGATGGTGGAACTAGTCTAAGCCAATTTATTTCTGATGATGCAGTAACTTTTAACGTAGGCGATGGCACGGAGAGAATGAGAATTGATGCCAATGGTCATATAACCAAACCAAATCAACCTGCTTTTTTAGTTCAACCATCAGGTATACAAACAAACTTTCCACTTAACACTGAAACAACTTTAACATATAATAGTGAAGTATTTGATGTAAATTCAGATTTTAACACATCCACTTATACTTTTACTGCCCCAGTAACAGGTAAGTATCATCTTAGTTTTAATATATATTTACTTAGTATAGACCATGAGACAAGTTACTTTGAGATTTTTTTAAGAACATCTAACAGAACTTATGCTTATATTTTAGATAATACTTTTTTTGATACTGACGTGAATAATTTTACTCAATGTTTTTCTGTAGTAGCAGATATGGATGCTAGTGATACAGCGTATGTGTCTTTTTTACTTCATAACTCAGGCACGGCTCAAATGGATTT